CTCTTTTAACTCCTCTTTAGTTAACTTTTCATATTGAAATATGAGTTCATCTGTTATCCATTCTTCCATAGTCTTCCTATCCATGTTATCAACAACTAACTCAACATACTGTTGAATAAGTTTATTTTGTTGATCGTTATTTAATACTATCATTGTTAGTGTGACCTCCAAAATAGTGAATTGAATTCTGCAATGTTAAGGTAATTTTCATCGTGATATTTCATAATATCTTCGGTTGAATATACTCCTTCGTCTGTATCTCTAGCACCAAATATAAACTCTTCGCAAAAATATTCAACTCCTATCTCACCCATATTCTCACAAGTGTTTAACAATTCATCAGTTTGATTATCATCTAAACCTAGAACATCTAGGCAAAAATGTAAATCTTGTGCGATAGATACGGACATTAGTTTGATACCTCCTCAAATCGTTGTTGTGTAATAGTGGCATTGATTTCATCACTATTGTTAGGAAACTCTTCGCATACTTCATCGAAGATAGTTTCTAATAGTGCTTCATTTCTGAGTGAGGACATTATACAATGCCCTCCTCAATTAGTGGGAAAACATCACCGTATTCGGCAACGATTTCACCTGAAATGTTACATCTAACGCATGAATATCCATGCTCTAAATGTAAGTCAAAACAAAGGTCATTTGCCTTGTCAAGACTGGAAGTGTAAACATCACCACCAGTGAATTTAGTGGGAGTTTCGATTGTATATAAAAATTCGGACATAAATTGAAAATTAAAAAACTTGGGAGACTGAGTTAGGCAAATCTTTTTAGGTTTTTCTCTGAGTGGTTCTCAGTAACCTAACTTAGTCCCTTCACTATAGGGACAGTTTCATCGTCCCCCCTTATTATCATTTGAATGATGCAGTTACAGATATAACTCTAGCAGTAGGATTTCTTGCTAATGCTGTTTTTCTAGCATCATTCATGTTCCTAGCTATTACTATCTCGTTGAAAGTTTGACCTCCAACATATAACATAACTTCCCATTTCATGGCACTAATTGTAAGTAAAGAACTGAGTTGGATGTAAATCACCATACGAAGATGATGGAAAATTGTTAAAAGTAAAGACCTTAATTACTTCATCATCAATACCAACACTTCGCATAATTTCTATTAACAATGCCTCGTCTTTTGCACTACTAATTCTCTCTAATACATCACCTAATATCATATTATCTAACTGATTGCGTGACCATTTGTATAAGTTTAATTTGATATTGATACCTTGATATGAATGTTGAAACAAATCATTTAATTTATTCTGTACAATCCATCGGGCAAACTTATCTTTAATCTTTTCAAATTGTTCTGATTTAATCTTCTTAGTTTGAGGTTGGTTCCAATCCCATCCTATTTTATATCTAAATCTTTTACTTTGCTCATCAGATAATCCTGGATAATGTGGTTGAAATTCCCATATTCTTGTCTTAACTGGAAACGAAGTGTTAGGATAAAATCTTACTTCAAAATGACAAGTTTGACCACTAATTACTTCTGTCTCATAGTAATCTGGTTCAGTTCCTATCATCCAATCCTTCAAATCCTTCGGACTTGCTGATACTTTGCATGGATTAGTTGTTAACTTAGTCATGGTAATTAAACTCCATCAAGTGTTAATGAATTGTTGTGAATATTCTTATTAATTACACATGATTGATGAATATTGAATAGAGTATCCATATTTACATCAGTCCAATCATCCCACTCTGATACATAATCCCATGTATCAAAATCACCAGTTCCATCTATATTTTGTGGGCATGATTTGAAGTCATTGTTATCATCAACCCAGAATATTCTACCAAATGATTGTGATTTAAACATTAGAATAATCCTCCAAACTAACAAATTGTGCTGGCATATATTCGGATGTAACTGAATACTTACAATCCTTAATATATTCCCTTACTTGATAATAAAACTCGTCACGAGATATTATCATTTTCTTTTGAGTATCACCTCTGAAAGATAATACTTTGAGCATACGATTGCTGATTAGTTTACCATCCCAATTCTTTACAGGATAGAAATCAACAACCATATTACCATCTCTGGATGTAATTTCCATAATAAAAACTCAGGTGTACACTATAGGGACAGTTTCAACGTCCCCCCTTATGTTAATCGTAATTTGTGTTCTAAGTTAGAAAAATATATGTAAGAATAGTCTTTATAAACTTTATTAGTTCCCCACTTTTTATCGGAGAATTTAAACATTTTATACTTTGGATATATTAGTTTTATCATGTTACCTCCACAAGGAAATCTTCCTTGTTAATATATTCTTTACAACCTAAACATCCACAGGCAGACCACGCAAAGTGATAAACTGTCTCTGTATGATTACACTTAGGGCATGTAATTTGCTTACCAAATCTACCTGCTCTTGTGTAGCGATTAACATTTTTAAACATGATTAGTCCTCTTGTGTTACAATAATATCCCAAACTTCAATATAATTGTTTAACCAATCACGTTGAGTTTGTGTTAGATTTGATGTATATAATAAATCATCTGCTGACATAACTTCTAATGAATTTAATGTGCAGAAATCATACAATACATCGCCAAGAAAGTTTAACATAGAAGTCACCTTAAGTAATAAAAAAGGAAGGAGATTATCTCATGTAGAGATAACCACCTGCCCAACCTGTAAACATTGGGTCATGTAATTTGATGCGGTCATTGATAACTCGCATGTCATAACGAACATACTTTGCTGGAGAATTGTAAGATGCTGGTTTGTAAACTTCACCTGTATTCTTATCAACAAAAGCATGAACACTTCCTTCACGCCATTCATTTCTGTCTTGAAATGTATCAAACTCACGTTGCATAATCTTGTAATACTTGCGACCATTCTTGATAACAAAGTTAGTAAGATTAGCAGTACCATTCTTTATACTTTCCAACTGCTGTTTTGACCAGTCAGATGTATAATTTTGGTGCATCCTTATGCTATGTTGTTTGTAGTTTTCTGTTAAAGATTCACAATAGGTTTGTGTCCAATCGAGAACTCTTTCAGATAATGTTGACATAAACCTGTCCAATAAGTGTATATTAGTGGGAGAGACATTACAGGTAAGTAATTTTAATCAAACGTCATGTCTCTGCTTCTAAGTCAGAGTAGTTTGACCTGTAACTGTCTCTCACTATAGGGACAGTTTCAGCGTCCCCCCTTACCAACTCTTTGCAATAGTAAAGTTTGCTCTACTAAATCCATAACGATTAACAATCTTAAATGTACCAAACTCATTAGACATAACATAACCTTCATGCCCACATCTTTCCTCTTCAATGTAACATTCAATATCAGAATCTACATCAATATGATATGATAAATCCTCCTTGATTGATGCCACTAAGTTCCACAAACGTAGGACATTTATGTCGCAATTGTTATCACTAGCTAATGCCTCTAAAGTAATATCATCTAACTCAATATTGTTACGAATACATGAGTTTAATTGCTTCTTAATCCTTGCGACTTGTTTAACATCGGGGAACTCGCATAAAGTAGCAATCTGTCTAGCAAATTGGCATCTATTCTTTACATCGGAGATGTCATCTTCTACCACAACATGAGGAGAAACCCATAAAACATCACCACCATTTCTGTTATCAAAATACAAATCTCCCATAGGATATGCAACTGCATCTCTCAAATCTTTGTCTGCTATGTAATAAGTATGAGGTGCAATTATAATCTTATGTGTTACTATCTCAGGGAAATAGTATGTTATGGTATTAGGAGTGTAACAATCATTGCCACCAAAACCGATAAAATCACCTTGGAAGATGCCATCTGTAATAGGAAGATAGTCAAGGCAATTATGCAAAATGGTTGCCACTTTTCCTTGATGATTGCGGTCAATTTCTTCATGGTCATGGTTAATCTTGATTAGTTTTTTGTTAAATACTGATTTTGTACCTACAAAATGTTTACCATTTGCGGGATTTGTACCCCAAACTATTGCTGGAGAACCATCAATCTTCGCTGATAAATGTGTACCATCCGTCCAATCTGTAGCAGTAAACCAATCTAACACAGATAAATCACCTGCTAAAATAACATCTTCGGGATGCTCTAAATGTGTGTTTTTGGTCATAATACTCATTATACAATAAAAAAGAGGGTAATATTACCCTCGGTGTGCAGTTACTTTACTGTACCTGCAAATCTAAGAACTTCTTTTACACCTGCTTCTAATAATAGAAGAGGGAGAAGTATTAATGAAAATCCATCACGAGGATAATCTTGAAAAATAGATTTAACTTTTGGTGCATCAACTTTCTTTGGTTCTGTTACTTCTGTCACAACATTTTTGGCAATAGGTGTAACTTTATTTACACGTTTTGCTCTAGTTGTTGATGATTTCTTAACAGTTGTTGACACCTCCTTGACAGTAGCAGCAGATTTAGCAGTTTTGCGTGTTGCTGATGTTCTACGTCTTGTTGCCATAAATGTTAAGTAATAAACAATTTTAATGAAGGATTAGTCAAGAGGTGCTTCACTCAACTTCGGTTATGTAAGGAATTACCACACTCTATTTCAGTGCTACCTTACAAGGTCGGATGAGTACTAACTCAATCCTTCACTATAGGGACAGTTTCATCGTCCCCCCTTATTGACATTCACCTCTATTGAAGATAGTATCAACAACTGCATTAACACTTTTAGATGTTGTGATACCAACTTTGTCATACACAGGTACACAAACTATCCCAAACTGTTTGTTAACATTACCCTTACGAATTACCCTACCTATTGTTTGACTAATAGTGATAAAATCCATGTTGCGTAAGAACAATGCTGCCTCTAATCCTGATACGTTGATACCTTCTGATAGAATACTATGGTGCATAACTATAAACTTTCTACCATCTTCTTTGCCCCAAGTATTCAAAGTATTAAAGAATTCATCTCTACTAACTTTAACTCCGTTGATTACTGCACCAGTCTTAGCAGTAATATACATCCAATTATATCCCCTTGCAAACAACTCTGTTGTTAGTTTACTATCACTAACCATATTAGTAATTTGTGTAGTTCTCCTAGCACAAATTAAAATCTTACTAACATTTTGCTCATCAATTGTCTTGATTATGTTATCAGCATCATCATCACAATTTGCCTTCCTATCTCTTATCATCTCTAGTTGCTTAACTACAACTTTAGGTGGTAAGATGTGTCCCTTATCTATTAGCTCGGGTGCTGGAACTTGCTCTAATACTTTACCATAAACATACTCATTGTTCATTCCTTTATTATCAGGTAAATGCCGAGGAGTAGCAGTAAAGAAAAAACACCTACGATTATTTGTAGTTGCAAAAAATCTAGTGGCAGTGTGGAAATGTTGCTGTACACTATTATGTGCCTCGTCAAAGTATATTGTATCTACAGGAATACTAGATTCTTGTATTCTATGTAGTGAATGATATGTGGTAAAGATTAACTTATTGTGATGCCAATTGTCAGACACCCACTCAAATATTCTTCTTGATTGTGTAGTAGAATAGTGTGGAGTTTCACCACTATGTACATGCAATACTTTACTTGATTGTACTAACTTAAGAAAGTCAGATGATAATTGTTGTGCTAATAATATGCGTGGAGCAACAACAACTATGGTTTGATTTTTCTTACTAAGTTGTGAAATAGCATCACTAATCATACACATAGTTTTACCGCCACCAGTAGGCACAATGATTTGCCCCTTCTGATGACTAAGCATTTTATTCACGACCCTAAGTTGATGCTCTCTAAGTTGTGTCATATTAGTGTTGTATTCATAATAAAACTACCTGTCACACCATAAGGACAGTTTCAGCGTCCCCCCTTGTTTATAGGAAGTTTTCTAATGTTCCCCTTCTACTATTAACCCTATCTTTTATTAATTTACCATAATCCTCATGTAATTCGCACCCTATGTAATACCTTCCTAGTTCTTTTGCTACAAGTGCAGTAGTTCCAGATCCCATAAATGGGTCAAGAATTATATCATTTTTTTCTGAACCTGCTTTGATACATGGTATTATTAAATCAGGTGGAAATACTGCAAAATGTGCCCCTCTATAGGGTTTATTTGTTATACTCCATACACTACGTTTATTCTTAGTTGGATATGATTTAGTAAGTCCAGAATGAGGTTGTAATCCTGTACCTTTATTGTGATATTTTCCTTTAGTTCTATCACGAGTACCCCAATCTTTCGCTGGTTCTTTGATTGCTTCATTATCATAATAGTATTTCTTGTTCTTACTTAGTAGGAACAAATATTCGTGGGATTTAGTACATCTATCTCTTACACTTTCAGGCATTGGATTAGGTTTATGCCATATAATATCTTGCCTTAAGTACCATCCATCTGCTCTTAATGCAAACGCAAGCATCCAAGGTATTCCAATTAAATCTTTTTCTTTTAACCCATCTAATTTATTACCTCGTCTTGCACATTTGTCTGGTAGATCTTGTTTAGTAGCAGACACAGTTTGTTTAACTAATGCTTGACCTTTTCCTGGTCTATAGTTATAATAACTGTCACCAATATTCAACCATAATGTTCCATCTTCTGTTAGATTATTTCTTACCTCTCGGAATACTTCTACTAATTTTTGAATATACTCTTCTGGAGATTCTTCTTGTCCTATCTGATAATCCTCCCCTCCATAATCTCTTAAACCATAATAAGGTGGAGATGTAATGCA